GTAAATGGTTGAAGCACTTATCGTATTCGAACCCAAAATTTTACCATAAAAGTTTGTAGAGTAAATGGTTGAAGCACTTATCGTATTTGAACCTTTGATAGGACCAAATATTCCGGATACAGTCGAAATAGTACCCGCGTTTATCGTATTTGAACCTGCGATTGTACCATACAATCCAGTTGAACCAGATATAATACTACCACTTATCGTATTTGAACCTACAATTTTACCATACAATCCGGATGAACCAGTTATAACACTGCCATTTATCGTATTCGATCCTGCGATTGTACCATACAATCCAGATGAACCAGTTATAATACTACCACTTATCGTATTCGAACCTACAATTTTACCATACAACCCAGTTGAACCAGATATAGTACTCGCACTTATCGTATTCGAACCTTTGATAGAACCATATACACCTGATACAAATATATCACCATTACTGTCACGTGCGACGAGTTTATTACTTACGTTTGTTACGCTTGCGAATACACGGATATTTGCGTCAGTTTGACCATTCCATGGACCACCCGTCAAATAATCGTCGGTATATAAATTTGAAGGGGTCGCAGAACCTATAGTGGCGGCGGATGTCCATTTAGGTGCATTACCAGTACCTTTTGTTTGTAGAAAATCTCCAGTAGTTCCTGGTTCTAATTTACTTAATTGAGTTGAACTAGATGCATAGAGAATATCACCAGTTGTGTAAGAACTTATACCCGTCCCACCTCTAATTGCGGGTCTTACTTCAGTTTCTAAAGTGTCGATTCTCTCTGAATTAGACGACAAATTAGATTCAAGGTTTGTAATTCTTATTAGATTAGATTCAAGGTTTGTGATTCTCGTTGAATTAGATGTCAAATTAGATTCAAGGTTCTTGATTCTCGTTGCATTAGACAATAAATTAGATTCAAGGTTTGTGATTCTCGTTGCATTAGAAGATAGATTGGATTCGAGATTCGTGATTCTTATTAAATTAGATTCAAGGTTCGTGATTCTCGTTGCATTAGACGATAAATTCGATCCAAGGTTTATGATTCGTAAAACATTACTCGCCAAATCTGTACTTACGGTTCCTATTCTTGTTGAATTAGACGATAGATTGGATTCGAGGTTCGTGATTCTTATTATATTAGATTCAAGGTTTGTGATTCTCGTTGCATTAGATGATAAATTCGATTCAAGGTTTGTGATTCTCGTTGCATTAGATGATAAATTCGATTCGAGGTTTGTGATTCTCGTTGCATTAGATGATAAATTAGATTCGAGGTTTTTGATTCGTAAAACATTACTCACCAAATCCGTATTTAAAGCAATACCCGTGAGTAGTGTACCATCACCATAAAAATAGGCCGCCGTGACATTGCCACTAACAACTACATTACCACTTGTAATTAAAGACGTTACATCATTTTGAAATTCTATCGTGTTTGTGGTCGAATTACCTACAGTCGTAACTGTTTGTAAAGATGGTAATGATGAGGTGTTTGATAAAAGACCACCATCACCATAAAAATAGGCCGCAGTGACATTACTACCAATTATAACATTACCAACTGTTATAAATGATGTTATTTCATTTCTAAATTCAACTACATGTGTTGTAGTACTACCTTTGGCTGTCGTATCTTGAAGTGTAAAAGCTGCCCCACTTACACCCGGTACATTTGTAAGTCTACTCCCGTCACCTATAAAAAAACCACTGGTAGTTATTATATCTCCGGTAGTCGTGTTACCATTATCGGTCACATCCTGGAGTGTAGATGCAGCGGCGCCCTTATATTTTTGTATATTACGACCGGTATCACAACAAGGCATTCTTACAACTATGAGTGATTATTTTTAGGGTGAAATGAGGCATTTCCCTATACTAAAAACATCCGGACGTTCGTCTTTTACCCGTGGAATTTTGAAACCACCTTGGCGGTACACCTTGAGACGTTTATTATACATCGCGTGACATATAGACCATTGGTCGAACATATCATAAATGTGTGGATTGTTCTTCTTACCGTGTGTTTCACGCATAATTCTTCCAATAGACTGAACTATATCGGATTTCGGGGTCGCTAAAATAACCGTATCGAGTGAAGGTATATCGAGACCTTCGTGTGCTTGACTGAACGTCGCAAATATAATTTGTTTCGTACTCGATTCGGCCAACGCGGCTTCTTTCATACCACCCATATACAAACCCGACGTTTTCTTAAAACATTGGTGTAAAAATTCACAGTGGTGACGCCGATCACTTAAGACGAGAACTTGACGCGTTCCCTTAACAATATTTTTGATAATGTTTATGATAACAATGTTTCTCTCGCGATCCTCGGTAAGTTCAGTCACCATTGTCGCGAGAGAAAGTTTACCGAACCGCGTACACGGCGGTGGGTCTTGAAACCGTGGACACGTATATTCAATGGGAAACACTTCGACCTGTTGTTGATTTTCGCGTTCGACGGCAAAGAACGTCGGTCCCATGAACCAATGTAGAACTTTGGTAAGACCATCTTTACGGACCGGTGTTGCCGAGAGTCCAAATATGTGTTTGGGACACAATTTGAACAGGGATTGTGAAAATACCTTGGCGCATATATGGTGCGCTTCATCAACAATGAGTGTCCCTATAGTATCAAAATCATTGAATGAATATTCCTTCAAAGATAAAGACTGGAGCATGGCAATGACAAAATCACAATCGGTCTCTATTTTATTTTGTTGTACGACACCTATAGTGGCACCCGGACAAAACTGTTGGATACGCTCTTTCCATTGGTTCGCTAAGAACTCTTTGTGTACAACAATCATCGTACGGTACCCTAATTTACACGCTATGGCTAAAGATACCGTCGTCTTACCAAATCCACACGGAAGTGAAAGAACACCGTGACCGGCCTTAATTGCGGCCGCCAAAGCCTCGTTTTGGTGCGTTTCATCACGTAATTTTCCAACGAATTTGGTCTTTATTTTAACTGGTTCGGGACGTTTATCTTCCGTCGGCGTACCGAATTTATCTTCGCCGTAAAATCGGGGAACGCATATACCGGTTTTTGTTTTTCTGAATACATTAAAGGGAGGCGGAGGAAATCCAAACTCTGTGTTTACAACGGCACGAACCGTAAGTTCTTTTTTGATTTCTGGTGTCTCGCCTGTAATATACCCCGAGCGTGTAAGACTCATTACTATTACTTAATTTTTATACTTTATATATTTTAATACCCATGAGTATCCACTATGTTCATGAGCATTCCAAACTCCATTAAATTGGATTTCTACAAGAACCATATCACCTTTCTTGAGTGATTGAATCGGTGTATCACCGTCTACGTTACACATAACACGACGGTACCTAAACGGAACTTTTACTTTTAAAACGTTACCTTCGAGTGGGTCGTCGATTGTTTTGGGAAACATGATGGTATCGGATCTTTTTTCGTGGAGTGCGCGTATATAATCACTCACCTTTTCGGGAATACTTATTCGTAAATACTTTTTTTCGTTATAGTCATACATTGGTTCGTATACTGTCGCCTGAACCGGTAAAGTCATCTATATAGTATAATGAGAAACAAAACTATAAGTATAAATAATACGTGTGTTAATAATACCGGTTGTAAAGGTGGTCTCGTCTCGAATGTTTGGTGACAAAACGATCGTCCGACCTCTATTGCAGCCTCTATACTTGAATATGGTGTTTTACGTTCGGACATCATACCACACAAAGCAACTTTTGAACACTTACCGTAAAATGGGACTTGGCCGTACAAACTCAAAACCCCCGATGATTGTTCGAACGTCCACTTTCCATCGACCCAGTTTGAACCCCACCCGATACGAATACTTGTAGGTTGGGGCGCATGTAACTGTTCGACGACCGCCTTTTTAAGTGTTTCGGGATCGGTCGATAAAACCTGTTCGGTAAGATTACAAATAACACACGAAATTGTTTTACCGTCGCTAAGAACAACCGGTTGTAAATTAAATTCGGTTTCCATCGTATATTCTATATCAGGTTTGGGTAACTTAATAGGTTGGTCGTAATCGAGTAAGATATTGATACACCCGTACGTACTTGGTCCAATTTTTTTTATGGCATCTTCGCCCCAATTATCACCTATAAGTTGGAGCGCTTTACTATTGTCTACACACATAACGAGAATACCGTCGTTTATTCTACTTTTGTCTGTAAATGTAGCCTCATATGTATCTTCGCCGTAATAAACATTTTTAAGTTCCTTACCGAACATGAATTTAGCACCTTTATTTACGAGTGCCCGTTGCATCTTATCGGACATTTCTTTACCCGATACCTTTTGTGTATATTGTTTAGACATAGCCACATAATCGAAACTCTTGACGAACTCGAATGCCGACATGGTCTCCCAATCGACACCGTCTATTACTAATGGTAACGCCTTGAGTAATTTTTCACCTGAATCACTAAGTTTACCGAGTGCATCTTTGAGTGTAATTCCCCTGTATTTTTTAGGTTGTGCTAAAACACGTACCGCGAGTGATGATAATGTCACGTAATCTTTAGGGTTTAGGTATTTCAGTGGTGCTGTTGTTGATATATTGACGAGTTGAAATATATCGTCCCATTTTATACCCATTTCTTCAAATAAACTATTTGTGTTTACGGATGCGTTATTGAATACAATTCTATGTGCGTGTAAATCTCTTTTGTGTCCTGATGGTTCCCACCACGAACCACCCGCGGACTCCTTTCGATCATAGAGTATGACTTCATGGTCACCTGACCTTAGAAGTTCCCATGCTATTGACATACCTGTTGGTCCGGCACCTATTACATGAACTCGCATTTATATATACACACAAATATTATTTGAAAAAATTTTCATAGTGTAATGTAAGATGGCACTATGTGCGTTAAAACCCATTTTAATAAAGCCACCATCAAAACACAAAACTAGGACGTGGAAGTTTGCTGGTGAATTTTTGATACGAAAACAATTTCAAAAAGATCAGGTAAAGTTTGGTGCATGGACGAGAGAACAGATTATTGAACTCGGTCCTACGTTTATAAAATTGGGACAGATAGCATCTTCGCGCGTTGATTTATATCCTTTAGAATTTACGAGAGAATTGGAATCTTTACAGGATGATGTACCACCAATAGATAGAGACACGATTATAGACATGATTGAAACACACGTAAATTCGGGTACATTTTCGTATTTTGATCACGAACCATTCAAATCTGCAAGTATAGGACAAGTTCATAAAGCAACTTTACAAAATGGTGAAGAAGTTGTTGTTAAACTTAGACGACCTAAAATATACGAAATAATGAAAAGTGATACCGATAATATTAAACAAATCGTTGCATTATTGGAAAAGGTTGGTATAGATACCGGTACAAATACGGGGTATGTTCTCGATGAATCTATTGATTATTTATTGGCCGAAACTGATTATGAACAAGAAACAAAAAACGCGAAAAAATTTAGGAAATCACTCAAAAAAATAGATTGGATGAAAATACCCAAAGTACATGAACAATTGTGTACACCCGATATGATAGTTATGGAATATATTCCTTCAGAAAAACTATACGAAATAACCGACTCAAAAGTTAATCGAAAAAAGGTATGTGAAGCATTGATAAATTCTTACGTGATACAGACAATGGATAAAGGGTTTTTCCACGCGGATCCACACCCCGGTAATTTGGGTTTTTCAAGTGATGGTAAACTTGTTTTTTATGATTTTGGTTTGGTTATAGAGATTTCGGATGAAATGCGACAAGGATTTAATGAACTATTTATACATATAATAAATAGGGATACGAAAGGTATTGTTGATGTTCTTATACGTTTAGAAGTAATTTTACCAACAACATCAGATACAAGTGATATAGAGCTCTTTTTCAAAACAACACTTAATTATTTAGAAACGCTCGATGGAAAAAACATAAAAAATGAAATACTAAACGATGAAAACCTTCTAAAACTAGCACAAGAAAAACCGTTTATTATACCAACGGCTTTTGTATACCTCGCAAAAACGTTTTCAACGATTGAAGGAACGTGTGTAAAACTCGATCCAGATTTTACGTATATAGAGTATCTTGAACCTATACTCAGGGAACAGGTTTCTGATGCTATAGATATAGGAAGTATATTTTCAACGGCGACTGAGATGCCAAACCGCGTAAAAAATATAAGTACGGCTCTTCTGAGTATGGAAAAATCACGCGCATCTATGAGACGATCTATGGAAAAAACGCGACGAGAAATGAGGTACGTACAATACAGTGTTTTATTGGCTGTATTTGCAGGTAACTTGTTGGAAAATTATAAAGATGTGTCTATATTATTAACATTAATAAGTCTAGATTTAGCGCTTAGGGCTTTTCGTAAAAATCGATAGCCGTGGTTTCTGTGTTAGATTTTGTCGATGGTTTATTTTCATTAAAAAAATCCTTGTGTTTTTGAAATAAACTTTTAGTTCTTTCAATTTCATCTTTGGCGATGTCACTTATTTTTTCTTTTATACCGTCAACTTCCCCATCTCTTTGTTTACGAAGTTTTTTACCAAACTTCTTAAATTTCTTTTGTGTCGAAGCAAACGTCGTTGTTACATTCGAAAGTGAAAACATTATATTACTTATATAGTACTAACATTTTTTATCGAGACCCAAAAGTTTAAGTTTTTCCTCAAATTCCCGACGTTCACCGACTGATTCTATAGGTGTACCGTTTGCGATAGCTTCAATTTCTGGTCCTGATAACTGAATCGCATTCATTCTAAAATCCATAAATGACTTCATGGTCACCTGACCTTAGAAGTTCCCATGCTATTGACATACCTGTTGGTCCTGCACCTACGATATGGACTCGCATTTATAATAACACACGAAAAATAATTTATGTTTTCATACAAAGTCCTTCAAGGAGATATTTTTAAATTTATTTTTATTTTCATACAAAGTCCTTCAAGGAGATGTTTCTAAAATATTTTTAAATTTATTTTTATTTTCATACAAAGTCCTTCAAGGAGATGTTTCTAAAATATTTTTAAATTTATTTTTATTTTTATACAAAGTATCTCAAGGAGATAGTTATTAATTTTAAAAAATAAATTATTTATGTTTTATAAAAATATATATAAATAGTAATATGTTAGAAGATGGTGAAATTCGTAAAAAACTTACTCAACTTCGTAGGAGTGAAGGTAAGATATACGCACCACTAAAATACTTCAGGGGCTTACCGTCGCTTAAGAATGTTGAGACGAGATACAAAAAGATGATGAAAAAAGACTATACACCTTTTAAAACTGATAATAAAGTTCAAACGGTACAGTCGAGTTATACAAAACAGTTCCGTAAAAAATACCCCGGGGTAACAAAATTGAAAGATATATCTAAAGTGACGGGTATACCTTTAAAGACCCTAAAAACAGTGTACGATCGTGGTTTAGCCGCATGGCGAACGGGACACCGACCGGGTGCGAGTCCACAAGCATGGGCATATGCGCGCGTACACAGTTTTGTTGTTAAGGGTAAAACGTATTATACGGCCGATAGCTCTTTAGCTAAATCGTCTATACTTCGGTAGTACCGTTTAAGGTCTTTCATGAACCGTTTATTATTTTCGAGAACTTCGAGTTCGGGTTTATTTTTATAAATATATGCTAAATTGGATTTTGAGTACCGTGTCCGTTTCTGGTTTTCGTTAGGTTTTCTCGGGACGAGTTTTTTATCCTTTATCGCAACGCTTTGAATAGGTTCAATACGTTTCGTAAAACTAATAGCTTGCATGACCGTATCGGCAAGATCGTCCTTCTTTTTTGACGCGTTGAATATAGGTATCCAGTGTGCGTTAATCGTATTGTTCCATATGAATTTTTCACACCTTTCGATAGACGCCTTTTTACGTTTATTATACATAACTTTACCCGGACCCGCAAAATCGGGTATTTTGAACCGTGCGTCGTAAATGATCGTTTCGGCCGTTTGGTTCATGATAATAAAATAGGCGTGAAGAAAGTGTTCGACCATTTTCATTTTCCGATTCTTATCGGGTTGTTTTTCTATGAGAATCGTATCGGCCTTTAAAATCCACGGTTTTTCGTCTAAATGTTTTCGTAATGAAACGAAGAGTCCGTCTTTATGTTCAGGGGGGACACCGGAAACATCCCACTGAACAATAAGATTTGATGTTTCGTCGAGCATACACATGGC